GAATTCGACATGCACGGCTGGGGCAGCGCCACCGCTTGCGGCAGCGGCCGGTGCCGAGGCGGGCACGTCGTCAACCTGGCGGGCCAGGCGGGGTTTGATTTGAAAGCCCGGGTCGGTTGGCCCGCCGCCGCGATGCTGATCTATCTCAAGAGCGATCCCGATCTGTGGCGCAGGGGTTATCCTGATTTTTCCGGCGACGTGAAAAACGCCGACGCGCTGGCCGACATGAAACGCTGCGCCGAGCTGGAAAAGGAAAATCAATGACCACAATCATCACCGCCACCGCGCTTGTGACCTGTGCCGCCACTGTGCTCGCCTGGGCGCTGTGCCGGGCCGCTGGACGGCGTGACGACTACCAGCCGGTTGAGCACGAGCCGCCCGTGAGAACGCGCGTATGGGGTGGCAATATCGAGGATGGCAGGAGGTTGGGAGAGTGAGAGACCTACACGCGCTCGATCAATATCGAGACAGCGGCCAGACCCATGCCAATCAAGAAGGAGTTGACGTTATGAAGAACTGGAAACCTGATATTTGCCTCTACCATTTTCCGTGTGACGACGGATTTGCCGCCGCTTGGGTGGTGAACAGGAAGTGGCCGGATACGGCGCTGCACGGCACCAACTACGGCCAGCCACTGCCGAATGTTGATATCGACGGCAAAAATATTCTGATTGCCGATTTCTCCTACAAACCAGAAGTGTTGGCTGGATTGTCGGCGCGCGCGAAGTCAATCGTCATTCTGGATCATCACAAGACGGCTGAGGCCGACCTGAGGGACGTGAACCGGGTTGTCGGTGGCAGTTGTGAGAATATCCAGCGCCTTTTCGACCGCGTAGCGGGACCGGGCATGAACGTCCTTGCTGAGTTCGATATGGCCCGCTCGGGAGCCAGTCTCGCTTGGTCATTCTGTTATCCAGATGCAGAACAACCACGGCTCATCAGGCACATTGAAGATCGCGATCTATGGCTCATGAAACATGAGAACACTCGCTGCTTGTCTCTGCTGCTCCGCTCCTATCCATACGACCTCGCTGTCTGGAATGACCTCATGGTTACCTTCGATGACATTGGCAACACGCGCGGCTACATGCTGGCCGAGGCGCACGCAATCGAGCGCTTCTATGACCAGAAGCTCGCGGAAATGCTGCCAACAGCCGTTCTGAAGAAAATCGGAAAATGGGATGGCGTTCCGGTCGCTCATGCGCCCTATGCCTTTGCGAGCGATCTCGCACACGAAATGCTCAAGGCGCATCCCGCAGCGCCGTTCGCGGCGGTGGTGGTCGATGCCTATGGCGGGCGCACCTACTCATTGCGATCCGAAGATTCCCGCCAGGACGTGAGCGAGGTCGCCAAGACATTTGGCGGCGGCGGCCATCGCAATGCTGCAGGTTTTCGAGTGCCATGACCCCCGCCATCATCGCCACCGCGCTTGTGACCTGTGCCGCCGCCGCGCTGGCATGGGTGCTGTGCCGGGCTGCTGGACGGCGTGACGACTACCAGCCGATTGAGCATGAGCCGCCTGTGCGAACTTTATTTTGGGGCGGCAATATCGAGGATGGAAGGAGGTTGGGAGAATGAGCCGTTACCCCGACGAAAGCACAGCGCGATTTGACGATCAGTTTGCGGAAACGCCAGAAGAACGAAATGCGAGATTGAGAAAAAAGAGGCTCGATGAACTGTCGAAACGCCCGAAGCCAGAATATGAAATTCCGGGTGCGCCTCACTTGAGGGAGGATTGAATGAAAAACAATGTCACAGAAGCTGCCATGAGTCTGAAAGACGAACCGGTTTCTCTTTGCCAGATCGCTTACGGTCTTTTGTGGCGGTCGAACTCCACAGAACATCATGTATGTGAGGCGCGGCAATGGCTACTGAATGGCCTGTCACAGGAAGAACGAAAGGCCGCCATTGCATGGGTGATTGAAAAGTATGGCCCAATGCGAACATCGGAGTTGATTGCGGCAGACATTCGGACAGGCAGGTTTCCAAAAAGGGATTATTTTTCATGAGGTGGCAAAAACACATTGCCGAACTTGTGTCAACGCTTAGGAACTGGCGAACAGAAACACCTGACGCGATGATCCTTCATACGGCAGAACAACTGGAGACGTTAGCAAAGCATTGCGACACATTGGAATTACAAGTCGCTGCCGAATATACTCACGCAAAAACACTAAATGCTTTGCTGGGAGAGGCGGAGGACAGAATAAAACAGCTTGAAGTCTATGTAGCGTCCATCCCCGCGCGTGAATATGAATGACCCGCACTGTCCTGCTCACATGCTTCTATCTCGCCACGAACTGCACAGCTATCCACGTCGGCGCACCGGCTGGAACGGTGGTTGCGAGAATGGAAAAGGTTGACCGCGAGGCGCTGCCGATCATTGTGCGGCACACTGTTGAGACGCGGCCCGCCGCCGCACGGGTCAAGGCGAAGCGCAAGGCGGGCAAGCACCATATTGCCGGCGCCGGCAAAATGGTCGGCAAGAGGCGTGATCGCTGCGGCTCGATGACGGCGCATTGGTACACTGCGAAGAACGGACACAGGAGATACAAATGTCGATGAGCCAAGATAAAATACGCCAATGGCTGGCGGAGTACCATCCATGCGCCAATGGTGTTCATGTGTTTCATCCGGAGATGGGAGAGTTTGGTGGCAGTACGGTAGCCAACTTCCCCAATGCAACGCTTGAACTATTTGCAAAACACTCATGCGCCGGTGACGAATGGGATTTGATGTGCGACCTAATGGAGAATAACGAGTCAGTCGATGTCGTCAAGACTTGGAAATTATCGAACGCGAGCTACGCGCAATTGGCATTCATCGCAGCAAGTGAAAGGAACAGCCCCATGACCACCATAACCTCAATCGGCAATGCCCTCTCCGCAGTCCAGGACAACCAGATTGCCCGCCGGGCCGAGCTTGAAGCCCTCAAGCTTCAATTGCAAACCAACTATAAGGACACAGTCGATTTCATCGGCGAGCGACTGCGATTGGCACTTATCGAACTCGACACACAGATCGCTGCAATCGACGAGCTGCTGGGAGAGCCCGCGCCGATGCAGCAGGCGGCGGAGTGAGGGGGATGAGGCGCTTCGCTCAAGAGACCAGCGTTTCGGTCGAGAAGTCGAAGGCCGAGATTGAGGCGATGCTGTCCAAGTATGGCGCAACAGCATTCATGTCTGGCACGAACCAGACCGAGGCAATCATCGCCTTCGAAATGTCAGCCCGCAAGATCATGTTCCGGCTGACGCTTCCCAACAAGGCTGATCGCCGATTCACCCACACGCCGAGCAGGAATACCCCGCGCCATCCTGCCGACGCTCACGGCGAATGGGAACAGGCCTGCCGCTCGCGCTGGCGGGCTCTGGCACTCGCGATCAAGGCCAAGCTTGAAGCCGTGGCGGTCGGCATCACGACGTTTGAGAATGAGTTCATGGCGCACATCGTCATGCCGGACGGTCTGACGGTCGGTGATCACGTCCGTCCGCGCATTGCCGATGCCTACGCATCGGGGAAAGTCACGCCGCTGCTGGAAGGGCCAAAGGGATGATTAATCGACGCATACTTTTCCTTGCCAGCGCGCTGACCCTTTCGGGATGCGAGGACTTCAAAGCAGTTGACCAGTGCCTCCGGCGGGAAGTCTTCAAGGAATGCCTGGCTGAACTTCCGGCAGGCCCACAGTTCACCGACTACAATGACTGGAGTGAAGTTGTCGCGGAATGCTCTCAATCCTCGCAGTACATGAGTGTGCGAACCAAAAGCTACATAAAACCGGAGTGTCAGTGATGGCCGGAAAATCGAACATCGAATGGACCGATGCCACGTGGAATCCGATTGTCGGCTGCTCCATCGTCTCGCCGGGCTGCACCAACTGCTACGCCATGAAACAGGCAGCGCGCATTGTCGCGATGCAGCCCGCCTCACACTATGCCGGAACGGTCAGAAAGGTGAAGGGCAACGCGGTGTGGACCGGCAAGCTGGCACTGGCGCCGGATCATATCCTCACCGCGCCGCTGCGCTGGAAAAAGCCGTGCCGCATATTCGTCAATTCCATGGGAGACCTGTTTCACGAGGACGCGCCCGACGAATGGATCGACCAAGTGTTCGCCGTCATGGCGCTCGCCCCGCAGCACACGTTTCAGGTGCTGACCAAGCGGGCGAAGCGGATGCGAGAGTATTGCAGTGGAAAGGCAGAAGACCGATTGTTGTCTATCGCTCATGCCTTTCCGCCGGGTACTTTCCCGATGACACAACACGAAATCGAGGCGCATCTGCATCCCTACGTTTCGCCAGAGCATCGTCGGCTTTATAGAGCCAAGGACCCATTATGGCCCCTTACGAACGTCTGGCTTGGCGTGTCCTGCGAAGACCAGGCCCGCGCCGACGAGCGCATTCCCGATCTGCTGGACACGCATGCCGCCGTGCGGTTCGTAAGCTATGAACCGGCGCTGGGGCCGATTGATTTTGGATCTTCGCTGCGGCCCACCTGCGACCGGTGCCCGCCATGGGAGACACCCTGCAGAATCAATTGCGAGCACGTCGCGAAAATCGACTGGATCATCTGCGGCGGCGAATCTGGCTCTGGCCACCGCCCTATGCAGATCGAGTGGGCAGAGGCGATCCGCCAGCAGTGCCAGTCGTCGGGAACGGCGTTCTTCTTCAAGCAGGACAGCGGCGCGCAGTCCGGCTTGCGAGGCCGCGCCAGCGATGAGTTGTGGGACACAAAGCAGTTTCCGCAGGTGAGGCGATGAACAATCACGATGCGATGATCGATGCGGTTTCAAAAGTCCTGATTGCCAAGGGGCTGCTGATCGAAGCGGGCTTTCAATCCTTGCGCGCCGCGGCCATCCCGGCTTCAGCTCCGGCCATTCAGATCGATGAAATGCGCAACGCCTTCTTCTTTGGCGCCCGGCATCTCTATGCCACCATCATGCGAACCCTCGATCCTGGCGAAGAACCAACCGAGGCCGACATGCGGCGGCTCGACCAGATCAATGACGAACTGCAGCGCTTCATCACCGATTACGCCCGCCGCAATATCCGCACCGAGGGTTCCGCATGAGTGAAGATTTGTTTCAGTCACGCGCAAAGGCTCTGGGTATAAGCCCAAAGACATTGGCCTCCCGCACCAGGCGTTCCCTTAAGGCTGCCAGAATCATCTTGGAGAAATTGGCGATGCCATGGGACGAGATCGACAACTCCGTCGAATCCAATCTAGCGCCACTGCTTGACGAGTTCGACCGCTTCGAGAAGAGCATTGATGAGAGCGTGAAATGGCTTCTGGACCCGATTGGTTCATGACCCACATCTGGCACTGGCGCTGCTGGCTGCCCGAGCGCAAGGGTCATCCCTGCCGGGTGATCTGCACCGGCAAGCTCAACAGCGCGCTGGTCGAGTTCGCGGACGGCCACCGCGTCGTCACCAGCCGCTACGCCGTCAGGAGGGTGAAGTGATGGGCACAACCGCAATCACCCCCCCGCTCGGCATGGGCGAAGCTGCCGCCGCTCTGGGCTGCGGCAAGCGGACCTTGACATCCTTGATTGCCCTTCGTTCCGAACCCCCGCTGTCGACCTGTTTCGCCTTTGATGAGATGCAGGAAGCCGCAATGCTGATGTTTCCGCTGCCGGGGCAGCCGCATTCCTTTCGCAAGCCGGTCACCGACAACGACGTCAGCATTGTCCAGACCTACCTGCAGCATGCGGGCCTCTGCCGTATCAGCCGGGACGTCGTGCATCAAGCCGTCGACATGAGAGCCCGCGAACTATCATTTCATCCGGTGCGCGACTACCTTGAAGGTCTGGTGTGGGACGAGACGCCGCGGCTCACTCATTGGCTCGAGACATATCTCGGGGCTGAACCTTCGCCCTATGTGCAGGGTATCGGCCGCATGTTCATGATAGCAATGTGCGCGCGCATCATCCAACCCGGGTGCAAGGTCGACTACATGCCGGTTTTCGAGGGGCCGCAGGGCTGCGGAAAGTCCTCGGCCTGCGCGATTATCGGCGGCGACTACTACTCCGATGCCTTGCCGGACGTCACCAGTGGTAAAGACGTCTCACAGCACCTTCGGGGGAAATGGCTTGTCGAAGTCGCCGAACTGTCTGCCCTGCGCAGGGCCGAGGCGGCGGTCCTCAAGGCATTTTTTACCCGCCAGGTCGAGCGCTACCGACCCCCCTATGGCCGCCTGGAGGTGATCCAGCCTCGGCAATGCTGCTTCATCGGCACCACCAACAAGTCCGCCTACTTGCGGGATGAAACGGGCGGACGCCGGTTCTGGCCGGTGAAAGTCGGCAGGATCGACGCCGGCGCCCTGGCTGCCGATAGGGACCAGTTGTTCGCTGAAGCCAAGCGCGTCTACGACGGTGGCATACCCTGGTGGCCTGATCCCCAATTCGAGCACAAACATATTCTCCGCGAACAGGACGCGCGCTTCGACGCAGATGTCTGGGAGGAGGCCATCGGCAACTACCTGGCCACGCACGACAGCGTGCTGGTGGGAAGCATCGCCAGGGACGCGCTCGACATTAAGACCGAACGCATCGGCCGAACCGAGCAAAACCGCATAACAGCTGTTCTTCAGCGACGCGGTTGGGTCCGCCAGCGTAAGGATGGGCGCGGCAACATCGCCTGGAAGCCCGGAGGAATCTACGGATGACGGACGACACGGATGACTTTCCCATATGAGCCTACTCCCTACAAAGTTGGAACTAGGAAGGAAAGTCGTCCGTGTCGTCCGTTGTCCGTGGCCCGACTGACGACTATGAGCCCCATCGCAGCCCACCTCATGTTCCCCCTCACCGCGGGCAACAGCATAGAGCAACAGGCTCGCGACATGCGCCGCGTTATCACCCAGACGGCGGTTCGCGTGAGCCCCAACCTTCGGTGTCGGCAGTTGAACGAAGGACGGTGGGCTTGGGTGGCGGCCCAGATCGCCAAGCCTAAACATGGCGCAAAGCAGACCGGCAAGTTCGCCGATGTTGCTGCCCAGTCCGGACCTGCATCTTTGCCGAGCGAAATCCAACAGGAGTTAACCGACCTATGACCTCCAAATCGCTATTTGCCAGCGGGCGCCATCTTGCAGCGGCTCGCGTCATGGCTGGTTTGAAGCAGTCGGAGCTTGCGGCGCTGACGGGGCGACGGCGGCAAAACGCAGGTGTGACGTTGTTTGCGGGCAACTCCATGAAGAAAACCAGCGAGCGGCTGGCGCGCATCCGGCTTGTGCCGGAATTACTTCCTTCCAGTCCAAGCCGTTGCAGTTCCAAGTGCAAACATGCCGCCCACCGCAATAGACATGATCTGAACCACATTGTCCGGCGGGTTCGCCATATCGCCCGGCAGCTGCCAGATCAGGTCAATGACCCACACCGCGAAATAAAGCGCCGTGAACATCTCGATGATGAAGCGCGGCATCCAGGCGACCGGGTGCCCCAGCTGCGCCCGCACGATGGCCGCCTGTTCCTTCTTGAAGGCAAGGTCAGCCTCGAGGCTGGCGATCAGGCGTTCGGCCTCCACCCGCTCATGCTCATTCTGCGCCTTGAGCCTGGCCTGATAGGCGGCGTTGAGCTGCTTGCCGATGGCGGCCACGCCACCGCCCAACAGCCATGACAGGATGGCGGCGAACATTACTTCTGCCCCACCGGGCCAGTGGTGACATAGCGCAGCACCATGAACACCACCGCCATGCCGGCAACCGCGTAGGGTGCATATGCCATGCCGACGTATTCCCGCCAGTCCAGGTCTTTCAGATACCCGGTGATTTCCGCCAGCAGGGGCATTGCGGCGGACACAACGACAGACGCGGCGCCGAAGAACTGCGTCCGCCAGCCCTTGAGCCGGGGCAGGAACAGAATGGCCAGAATGGCCAGAATGACGAGAGGCAGGACAATCCACATGGTCAGCTTCCTTTCGACAGCAGATAGGCAATCGCCGCCACAATGGCGGCGACCAGCCCGGCCGCCGCCTGGCCAAGCGTCAGGGATCTTCTGGAGGGCGAAACGGGAGCCGTGGGCGGCGTTTCCTGGCTGGGGGGTGAAGATGGCGGCGGAACCGGGGAAGGGGCCTCCTTGGCCTTTACAGGAGCAAGGAACAGGGCCATTTCAGCCGCCCGGCGCTTGACCAGTCCGGGTACCACCATGCCGCCCGCCCTGTTCCACAGCAAAAAGCTGTTCGCCGCCTTGGCCATTTCCCCTGCATTGAAGAACTTGAACACGCTGGACTTGGCAAACGCGCCATCGCCGATGTTGAAACACAGGCTCACCATGGCGGCGAACTGGTTTTCATTGGCGGGGCGGGTGAGCGCCCTGGAAACGGCGGCCTCGAACTTCATGAGGTCGCCCTCAAGAATGTAATCCGCCTCTATCTGGCTGATCTTCATGCCTCTCATGGGCGAAGGGCCGCCCGCCGCCGCCGTGTGGCCGTAGCCGATCGTCCACACGCCGGCCACGTCCTGATAGGCCTTCAGTTTGCAGCCCTCAAATCGCTTGATCAGGTCAAATCCGGCGCGATTGATTTTCATGACGTCGTGGCCCTCGCTGTTTCTGATCATTTTCGCCGCACCGGCTTGCTGCTGTTGCCCATCAGAATTTTTTCCATGGTCTCGCGCAGGCCGTGCAGCCTGCGGGCCTCGATGATCATGCGTGGGCCCGGCTCATTTCCGAGCCACGCATAGGCAGCGGGGAGTGTCATGACTTCTCGCCTTTCATGAATTTGCGCGCATGATCGAGGTCGTCTTGAGCAATGCAGTAGCCGATGCCGTACAGGCTCTTGATGTGAACGCCGGAGGGAAGTTGCTGGCGCAGCCGCTTGATCTGGCTGTCAACCAGCCGGATATCGCCGTTCTCGCTGTGGCAGCACAGCACCGCCAGGCGGTCGCGGCTCATCACTTGCCCGGTGGCCAGTGCCTTGAGCATCCGTGCCAGCCCGACCGCCAGGCCGGTGGCCGACATGATGGCGGCAATGTCGGAAATGGCATCCCGGTCCCGGCGCGCAATCTCGTATTCGAGTGCGGCCACCCGGTCGCGCAGGAAAGCCAATTCGTCATAGACCGACTGCTGTTGCATGGCCGCCGCCTAGGCGTTCACCGGCACGAAAAAGCAGATGATGCGCGATGCGTTGAAGCAGGCGTGATAGCCGCCGTCCTGGCTCACCTTTTCGGTGCCGCGCTTGACAAAGCCCGAAATGCACAGGCCGGGGCGGGTGACGGAGCAATAGTCGATATGCCATCCGTCCCAGCGCTCAACCACAAAGTCGCTGTCGATCGGCTCGCAGTCGATGCCAGAGCAGCACGACGTGGGATACCAGGAATGTGCGTTGGCCGGCACCGGCAGTAGCAGCGCTATTACCGTCAGGCACGCCAGCGCAAGCGCCACCAGGATGGCGGTCGCGATAAGTCCACGGGACATAGGATGGCTCCGCTCAGGGCTTCTTCAATTCGAGCAGGATGGTGTTGGCCAGCGCCCGCTGTTCGCGCGCCAGCTGCTCGATGGAATCGACTTGGGCGTTCAAGTGCTCCAGCTTCTTGTCGAGCCCGAGCTGATCTTTCCTCATTTCGCTCACGTCGTTCTGCAGCTCGCTCACGTCGCGCTGCGCGGCGAGGTGCTGCCCCTCGATCACCTGCACCACGAACTGCTGCGCGGCGGGCGCTGCGAAGAACCACAGGGCGGTGAACAGCGCCATCATGGCCGCACCGACGCGGGCCAGTTCGGCCAGCACCTTCTTGACGAGTTCAGATCCATCGTTTCTCCCCATTGTTAGAACTCCCATCAGAACGAAGCCATCGCCGCCGACGCATTGCCGTTGCCATTGGTGGCGGTGTTGATATTGATGGTCACGCTGCTGCCCGGCGTCGCATAGTCAGCACCCGAATGCACCGGCGTCGCGCCTTCAAGCACCACGTCATAGCGTTCGGTAGCGGTGGTCCAGGTCGAAAGTCCCGAGCCTGAACTGTGATCGCACACCACGCCAATCAGGAAGCCACCGGCAACAGTCGTCGGCGTGAGATTCAGGCCCGCGCCATCGGTGGCAAGGCCGGCCTTGGTATCAACCGCGCTATTGCTGGTGAGACCGGTTGATGACCAGATGCCAATGCCGCAGCGGTCTTGTCCAGCCGACCAGGTGACAACAATATCGGCGGTGGTGCCGGACGCAATTACGCCGACATAGAGAGCCACCGTGGTGACGCCATCCTGGCGGCTGACATTCTGGGTCAGCGTCGTGCCGGTCGGATCGGTCGCCACATCGGGAACGTGAACCTTGACGCTGGAAACCGTCCGGGTGCCTTGCGTGCCCGCCACCGCCACATGCACGCGGCGGTCAGCGGCGGCGGTGCCAATGGCCTTGCCAGCAAATGTATATGTAGTGGCGTTGGAAGTATCCTCGGCATGGGTCTGAAATGTTAGAACCTTAGCGGCAACAGTGGCCCAAAACGGATTGATCACCATCCCCATTTTACTGATGCCCAATCAGATAGACCTTGAGCCCGGCGCCGGCCACGGTGGAACCCACCGCGTCGATGTCAATAGTGATTTCCGCGTCGTCGGCCAGGGCGCTGTCCGAAATCACTCGTGGCGTTGCGGCCGTTGTTGTGGTTTTTTCCGAAGCATCAAAAGTAAGCTTCGTTGATAGAATTGTGGTCCCGCTTTCATTCACGTCAACAGTCAGCAGCGTGCCACCGGTCGGTGCCGTGGTGACGCTAGCCCGCACGTCGGTGAGAGTGAAAGCGTAGGGCATCCGGAAGGTGACTTTCGCCGTGCCGGTGGTGAGTGCGGTGGTTTCATCGGAGCAGGCGATGACGAAGGATTCGGTGGGCATCACCAATTGGCCAAGATCGGTGGCCAGTTGCGCCATCGTGCGGTTTGCCCATGCGCCTGACTTGCGCTGGAGAATGTCGTCGTTGCTTGGCGACAAGCCCGCGATGGTTGTCAGGTCAGCGTCGTGGGCCTCAATGTCAGTGCCGATTACCAGACCGAGCGTGGTCCTGACGCCGGAAGCGTTTGTGTCATCGAGAAATGTCTTGGCGAAAGTGGTGACGGTAAAACCGAGTTGCGCCTTGGCCTGCCCCGCCGTCGCCCAATCCCAAGTCACTTCACTGGTGTCGGTCACCACACGTTCCGCCGAGAGCGAGCCATTGGCGGTCTTGACCAAATAATCCGCTACAGACGGCGCTCCGCCGCCGGATGGTATCGACACACTCCACGATGACCCATCATAGACGTACTTGTCATTGCTGCCCTGGTCGTAGGCTTCCATACCTTCAACCGGCGCGATGAATTTCCACGTAGAGTTATAATAGAAGGCGATGTTCTTAGCCTTGCCGCTCCAAGCCCCAGTTGGTGACGCGCCGCAGACATAAGTATCAAACTGCGCAGGCGAACCTGGCGGGGTATTGAGTGAGACTTGAACGCAGATCGCATCGTTTGCCAGCGTCATGGCATAGGCCAGAGCTTCATTCACCGTAACGTCGGGGTCGCTCTGGCCGGGCGCCAACTCGGCGGCACCGAGGCGTGTTGTGGTCATCTGGGTTTTTCCTTTGAAGTGTTAGACGGTGGCTATGGCGGGAACGCCGTCGCCACCTGTAAATGTCGCGCTGATTTGTACGATCTGAACGTCAACCGACGCTTGCGGCGAACCGAAGTCGGAAGTCTGATTTGCAGCGTCGTAGGAGAAACTCAAAACCGAATTGCTGAACGAGCGCACCACATCAACGCCGTCGTAGACACGCATGTGATAAAGTTCGCTCGCTTCGCTCATCGGCGGACTGGTGACAAGTTCGCTTTCACCGAGCCGGTCACGGCGCACCGCCGTGACCACCAAGTCCCCGGAACCATTGCGACTGCCCATCACCGCAACCGGTGCCCATGGCCGCAAGCCCCGGCCCTGATTGGTGAAGGATTTCGCATAGGTGGTGGAGAACGCCTTGCCGCTGGTGAGCGTAACGAAATACCGCAGCAAATCTCTGTCGGCTTCCGGCGCCCGCGCCAGCACCAGCGGGTCGAGATAAACGATGGTGTCGCCGGTGGCGTGTCCTGCCATGGCGAATTCAGTGCCACGCCGGCCACGAATCAGCGTCGAAATAGTCCAGGTTCCGTCGTTGTTATCGACCACCGAAGCTGCCCTCAAGTATTCCCACTCCGATCCTGAGCGCAGCGCAAAGGCGTTGAGGGTACCGTCCGCCAGCAGTTGAGCCTCGGTCACCGCAACTGGAAAGTTCTCCACGCCGACTACAGAGGCCACCGCGAAGGTGAGGATGGAAGCCCGGTCGATGGCCCATGGATTTGGCCGGTCAGGCAGTGCCGAAGTCGCGTTGCCGACAAGCGATGCACTGCGGAAGCCGATCAGCGCACCATAGTTGATGGCATCGTTCGATTTGTAGACCGTGGCGCTCGGCAGCTTTCCGCGCTCCGCCGGATAAATGGTGAGATAGAAACTGTCGTCATTATCCTCACGGCGCATAAGGTGGCCGTCGATCAAAACAGAGTCGGATCGTGCTCTCCCGAGAAGTCCGTCAGGATTAGGATCAACCGGGTTGCCAACAGCGTCCGACGTATAGACCGTAATGCGTTTGCGCAACTCAAGCGACAGTGGCAATTCCCCCTGCTGCTTGGTGATCACCGCGGTTATGTCGCGATTGGAATCCAGCTCAAGCGTCACCACATCGCCGGGATGGGTTTCGAGGAACTTGGGATGCACCGACGTCCGGTAGGTTGTTGTCGCGGCGCGCGAGTCATTCAGGAAGATGTCGGCCACCTTCGCGGCCTCGTCGTCTGTCAGCACCAAATTGGTCTGAAACTTTATTGTCGTGGCCCCGGCGTCGAGACCATCGGGTTTGGCGATGGACTGCGATCCCTTGCGATAATCGCCATTGAGCGAGCCATAGTCGATGATCACCCGTGCCGGCGTCTCTGAAGCATCACCGTAGTCCTCCCGCACCAGACGCGGTTCCGGCGTGTCGCGCGAAAATCCCATGTCATTGAGAATGATCGACCGCACCGGCGTGGCCGACCGCATGAAGAATTTCAATACTCCGGCGTCCTGGGCAAAGTCGAAAAACTTCACCCGCGCCAGGTCCTCGATAACACCGCGCGGTGTCTCGCCACCACGCGCGGCATAGCCCCGCACGGTGCCGGTGACCGCGCTGACATCGCACGCCACTCCGGCCAGGGCGCATTCCTCGGCCAGCACCGATGCGAGGGTGACAGATCCACGAGCCAATCTGGGCAGGAACCAGACATGGGGTCCAGCCGTGGAGCCATAGACAGCCAGCGCGCGCCAAAGCAAATTGACCGCAGTAAGTCCCACGTTCGCATTGGACTTGTCGGTCCATGTTGTTGTGGCGGCCAGGATGGTTTGCACCAAGCCAAGACCCGAGAGCTGATACTCATAGACATTATTCGAGCCGTCATCGCGGACGATGAATGTTCCGGCTCCCGACCATATGCGCTGCGACATGTTCGGATAATCGAGCAGCGTCCAATCGCCGGAGCGCGAGCCGAGCAAGGTGTCGAGCGTGGCGTCGTAAACATAGAGCCCGGTGTGGGTGACGATTAAGACGCTGTCGGAGTCTCTATCGTAAAAGATGCCCTTAGGAGTGCCTGACAGGCTCGGCGGTGTCCGAACTATCGCGGTTGAGGCAACTCCGCCAGATATGGCTGACGTCATCAATCTGTAGGTGCCGCTATCGTTCTTAATCATGTAGAGCAATTCGAGCCCTACTGAGAACACCAGTATCCCTGTGATGACCGAGACGCCAATGGAGGCCAGCGCGATTTGCGTCCATCCGGTTTGACCCGCAGATTCCTTGAAACACACCACATCGACGCCGACCTGCAGAAATAGATAATCATCCCCATCGACGATGATGTCACCGAACGATTGGGTTGGTGTGTTGAACGGATATCCCGCGCCCGTCCATGTCACTTCAAATTCAAGGACGCCGGTCTCCAAGTTGTAAATCCACAGAGTTCCAGGCAGTAGCGAGGCCAGCGCCAATTTGCCACGCTTGGTGATCCATATCGCCCCACCCAGCGCCGCGGGAAGCGTTATGGTAAATCGCAATGTGCCGCTAGGCAGATTATGAATCTTGACCGTGTCGGACCCGTTGCTGCTGACGACGAAATTGCCCTGCGTGTCAAAGGCGGGAAACATTCCAGGCGGAGTAACGCTCAGCGTGGCGTCACTCCCCGCCCGCACCACTTCAGCCTCGAAGTTCGGCAGCCGTCGGCCAAACTCGTCACATGGAAAATTGGTGATGACCACGTAGCAGCGGCCCGGCCAAGCTGGGGCCGAGCCCCGGTCGGCAATGATGTCGGGGTCACTGCCTTGCGTCTGGCTGCCAAGATAGAACCGGAACGTGGCTCCCTCCGCCGCCCCAGTCCCGGCCACCGGATCGCCATTGATGATCTTCTCTAGGGTTTCGGCCGAGTTGTCGTAGCAGAGTTTGTCGTCTGCCCACATGCGGGGAACCCCGGCGACCGGGCCGTTCCAGCAGAAGGCCAAGGCCACGTCGGCGGTGTAGGTGAATTCGGTGATGACCGGACCAATGGAGCCCTTGCGGTGGGTATCCTTGTGCTCGTCGAGCTGATTGTTCTTGAGCCAGATCACCGCCGCTGCCACACGCGCTGAACCATAGAGCCGCGCTGGCTCATCGCCATAGCGCGACGTCTGCTGTTTCAGGTCTTCGAGCCGCGGACCCTTAACTTTCTGGGGAAAGAAATAGGCCGCGAGCAGCTGCAATCCGATGCCGATTGCGGCAAGGCCAAGATTGCCGAGCGGGCCGGCCACCAGTGGAGCTAGGAAGGCCATGTCAGTCCCCATATCTGGCGGGGCGCGAACCCGAGCGGCGCTTCAGAAACAACATGGCCGGGGCCGGGTATGTGGATTACTTGACCGGCCATGGAAGCTATACCGACATGCACAATGCCAAGTTCTTCGCGGCGATAGATCAGCAAAGCTCCGGGCCTCACATCAGCGACGCGTTGGGCGAACCGGCACATCACCGGCTTGAGCGCATGATAGTCGCGTGGCGATCCGACGAGAGCCGCGAACGCTTCGTCGTGACCGCACTGTCTGGCGCTAAGAGCTATCAGGCCCAGACAGTCAACCCCCGCCAGAGAACGACCGCGATCGCGCCATGGCGTCCCAATCAACTGGCGGGCGGCGGAAACAAAGGCCAGATCGTTCATTCTGTCGGTGCCGAAATGGTGACGTTTTCAGGAGCCAGGAACGGGTCACCGCCAAACCTCAGAGTTCGACTCGACGAGCGGTGCTGGTTGTCATGCTTGTCGATGCAGTCCTGCTGGTAGCGGTGCCGGCACCCCACGCTGATTTCGAAGGTGTCGCCCGCCAGGATCGGATCAAGACAAGGATCGTGCTGCACGATGGTCCCCGAGCCATTGTCGCTTCTCACCCGCATGCGCTGGCCCGCATTGTCGCCGGTCAACCAGGTCAGCATGCCCTCGCCGAAATAGTCAGCCACCACCGAAATGCCGGTCGCAGTGAAACTCCGGTCGGTCGCAACCGAGGAAACAGTTCCGGCAAACACCCGCGCCCGCATCGATGCCCATGTCACCGTGTTGTCAACCACTGTGCCAGACGCCCAAGTTGGCTCGGACACGCCAGCCGTTCCGGCCACGGTGCAGATGAACCACAGGCTGCCACCCGCCGTGGGCTTCACCTGATCGCCAACCACATAGGTCTGTGCGCCCTGCCAAGCGTCAACCGCGATGGGAATTCCACACAGCGCCGAGCCGAATTCAAACTGGCAGTTGGCAGTGAGCGGCCGGCCTACCGGAACCTCCAAAGCCTTTTCGATGCCCATAAGCTCGAGCCGGCACTCGGCTCCGTCAATGCCGATCTGACCCACCTTATAGACCCGGTGCAGCCAGGGATTGGCCAGATCGTTCGGATCGACGTACCCGATTCGAACCTCGGCCTGTGCCAGGAACCCGCGCCGCACGTCATCGCCAGTGAATACCGTATTGAGCGGCACTTTGATTTCACTGTCGTCAATCGCCGTGTTGATCTGAGCCGAGAATTCAGCAACTTCGGTGAGGTCAACCGGCGAGAAAAACAGCGGACCTTCGCCGTCCAAATCGGCGTAGAGCGGCTCGTTCCAGCTGGTCAATGCGTCAATCGCACCGTCTTGCCGCACAATCTTGACCAAGACGGCCAGCGCGAACACGCCGCTGGCAATGCTGGCCTGCAACGCCGATGGAACCGTGCGGGTCACGTCAAGACCTCGATCAGGGGAATGCTCCCCATTGCGCCAGTTTTGAACCCCTCATAGGTCTGCGACAAATCGTTGCTGTCGAATCGCACCTTGCAATAGAACCAGAAGCCCGCCTTCACCAACTTGCCAGCCGCTGGAATGTTGCCGCCAGTGAAGGTGACGATGCCGGTGAGGTAATTCACGGTGTAATGTGTCGTCTCGGTCTTGAGCACGCCATCAACCGAGATCAGCACCGTGCCGGATTTGGGCAGGAGAATGGTGCGGTAGCGCGTCGTGGCGGCGAGGGTGTAGCTCTTGCGCATCTGAAATGTCGCGGTCGCGCCGTCGCCGGTGCCGATCAGGCAATCAAGCATCGAGGGCGTGGCGCGCGGCGCGCAAGACTTGTGGTCGAGCCGGTCGTGATAAGCAAAGGAATGCAGGGGTCCCTCGCAGATTTCCCAGAAGCGCATGAGATCGTAGAGCGTGCCGGTATCGGGCGTGCCGTCCTGCAACCTGAGCGAAAACGTCGGCGTGAACTTACGCCGCATGCCAGCCCGGCGCTGAACGCGCACGTCGAAGCCCGCCGGATTGGTGATGATATCAACAGCCGACGACGTGATTCCTTCGGAGCCCGCCGAAATGCACTGCGGCAGCGTAGCCGAGATATGCGTCACCTACGTGGTCCTCCGTGCTCGCTCCAGCGCCTCGGCTGATTTCCGGGCAATCTGATTCTGGCTGAGCAAAGCGGCTCGCTCAGTCGGAATGATAAAGGTGTTGCTCACCGCGTAGCTGCCGCCGGCGTTGCGGTTGGTCAGCTTCGACCCGCCAAGGGCGATGAGCCGCCGCGCCGCGGCATTGACGGCGGCGGGACCGATGGGTTCGCCCCGTTTCAGAATGGCCGGGATTTCGCCCGGTTTGAGACCAGCGATGCCACCGCTATGATAGCGTGGTGCACCGCGATAGAGCGCCGGCGATATCCTGCGCGACGTGCCCGTAGCCCCCGCCGATGGCGACCCGGCATGGAAAATCCCGCCGAGGACACCGCCGCCGCCGGAGAACAGTCCCGAGAAAAGATTGTCGAGCGCAATGTTGAGCAGTGATTGGCCTAAGTTGATCAAGGCATCGCGCAGCGCGTCGGTCAGCGATTTGCCCTGAATCAGGTCGTTGATGAAGCCCTGAAGCGCACCCTTTAGCGCACCACCGATAGCCTGAATGGTCTGTTGTGCCTGCGCCTCGGCCCGCTGCAACTCCTCGGCGGTGCGCGCCGTTTCCTTCTGCTTTTCCGCCAGTTGCTGGTTTTCGAAGCTAAGCTCAGCCATGGCGTCGGCTTGCGCCTTGATCTTGGCCACCTCGTCAGGCAGCAGCTCGCGGCCCAGCGCCCGTTTTGCCTCGGTCAAAAACTGGTACTCGAGGCGAAGCTTGGTTGCCGCCAACGATTGATCGCCGAACAACTGGTTTTCCAGGCGCTGCGCCTCGGCGTCGTCGTTGTGCGACTGGCTTAGCCCGTCCAGGGCCTCCTTGGCCGCCCTGTCGGCTTCCGTGGCGCGGGTTCTCGCCTCGGCATAGGCAATCACGTCGTCAACCGTTTTGTTGCCGCCCAGCACGCTCTGATTGGCCGCGATAACGTTCTGCGGAAGGACCTGATTGACCGGCGTTCCGGGCGCTGCCTTGAGCACGTCGATCGCCCCGCCCGGCCCGAGAAAATGGGCGAGCTGCAGATTTGCTTCGGTAACGGAGACCCCTGCTTTTTGCAGTACCGCCGCATTCTCGCGCGCGTAAGCCTTGATCAGATCGAAGGACACCTGAGCGTTGTTGCGCAGCGCCAGAATGCCTTCCCGCGATAGACTGGCGGCGCGGTCGGGGAAGTTCTCGCGGAACAGGCGGAGCCAGGTCGATTCGATGAACTGGCCGATCCCGGTTGCCGAGGATAGTGGGTTTTTGGCGGAAGCATTGCCGCCGCTCTCAGCCTGCGCGACGTCACGGGCAAACTCGTCGATCACCGACTCAAGGTGGCCCGCTGCCCTTTCCAGTTTGTCAGCGGCCCCGGGCGGAACTACGGTTGTGCCATTCCCGGTGGGCCCCTGAGTCGAGCCCGAACCCGGCAGCGGAACTGCACTCAAGCCGGCGCCGGGGCCAACAGTAATCTGGGTCGCTTTGATCCTTGCCTGCAATTCGGCGATCTGTTTGAGGATGAAAGCCAGCTCGGCCTTCCACGGCTCGAAGAGGCGCGGGTCAGCACCGGCAGCCGTCAATTCGGCGATCTCGCGCTCCAACGTGGCGCGGCGCTCGGTGAGTTCGAGGAGCTGTTCCTGCTCCGTTGTTCCCCCGAAATTAAGTAGCGGATTTCGGCCTTTTTTCAGGTCGTCGATAATCACTCCACCGGGCGTCAGGGACTCAAGTTTTCGGAGAAACTCGGCAAAACCAGGATGGTTGACAAGAAATTCTTCAATTGCACTCGCTACGGCGAGAATGGCGCCCTTGCCGGTGGCAGAAAAGGCATCCCACTTAGCTTGCCAGGCATCATCGAATTCCTGCGCCTTGGCCACCAGCTCGTCGCTGATCACCGCGCCGGTATCGCGCGCCGCCTGTTCGCCCTTGCGGATAGCATCGGCGCCGAGGTTGAGCAGCGGGATCAAATCGGCATAGGCCTTGCCGAAGGCCGCAGCGCCGATCAGCGCCTTATCCTGCTCGGTTTTGGCATTGCGGATCAGCTCAGCCACCCGGCGGAAATTCTCCAGCGGGTCATTGCTGAATGTCAGATTGTTGGCGTCGAAAATCTTCTTGAGGTCATTGCCCTTGGAGCGCGCCTCGCCCACTTCCAGATTGAGCTTCTGCAGGGCGGTGGTCAGCTTGTCGGCTTCCACCCCGTTCTGCCGACCGATGAATTCGATGGCCTGCAGGTCCGACGCCTTGACGCCCAGGCGCTCGGCCTCGTCGCCGAGATCCGCCACGCTCTTGATGGCATCGCCGATCTGGCGCACCGTCTGGGCGCTCACCAGCCCGGCGATGCCGCCGGCCAGCAGCCCGCCGCCGAAGTTCTTGCCGAAGCCCTGGAACGTCTTGCCGACTGTGGCGTTCATCTTGCGGAACCGGCCCTCGATGCCAGCCGCCGCGCGGTTGGTATCGGCTTGGGCTCTGTCCAGCGCTTTTTTGTACTGCCTGACGTCCGCAGACAGTTGCACGACGAGTTTTTCAATGTCGGTGGGCATGTTTCACATGAAACCCTGTTGCCTGCGGTCAGACCAATTCGGCCAGGGCGTCGGCCTCGGCGTCGGACAGCGTTGCGATCTTCTGATCTTCCGGTGTGTGGGCGTCGGCATAGGCCTCGACTTCGGCCATGAACTGCCACAGGCTCAGCCGGTCGGCATCGGGAATGCCGATCAGGCGGGCTGAGCCGTAGATGGCGGCGAAGCGGAGCTTTCCTCTGGGGAGGCTGTCGGCTGATCCGTCGCCGCCGGCGCTTTTCCCAGCGGTTCATCCGGGGCGCCGACAAGGGCAGCACTCAGGATGGCCTGGGCTGCCGGAATGCTTTCGAACAGCGGGCGCTGCTCGACATAGAGCTTGACCAGGGGCAGCGCCGTCACCGGCGTCAGGCCGCCGCCGATCAGGCCGAGACGGATGGTCTGCAGGATGTCGTCCACCCGCCAGGATCCGTCGACCAGCCGGCCCAGGATGAAGGCGGGACCGGCATCGCATTTTTCCTGAAGCTCGCGCAATTCCTTGATGCCAAGGCGGAACCTGTGCTCGCCGTCCGCCCAATCGAAGGCGACCGCCGCGTCACGGCTCATCAGGCGGTCACCAGCTCGCCGTCACCTGACAGTTCGATGGAAACCTTCACCTTGTCGCCGCGTTCGCCGGAGATGGTGAACTTGGTCAGGTGGGCCGAGCCATTTTGCGTGATTGTGCCGACGCCGCCCGGAAACACCCGTTCGATGCGGACATGCTTGGATGCCGTCGAGTTGAAAAAATCCTCCCAGGCTTCCACTGATTCCTCGGCCATGATGCCCTCGCCCGACACCGTCCAGTCCAGCGACTTCACCTCGCGGCCCACCCAGGCGGGCGCATCCTCGTCGTCGCAGTCGGGAATGTCAATTTCATTGGTGGCCTTCGTGCGATCAAGCGAGCGCGAATTGAGGCCGCACGGCCGGTCGAATGTCTCGACCGGCGTGGCGCCGTCGCCGAGAAGGATGCGGAATTTAGAAAAGGCAATCGCGGTGGCTTGTGCCATGGGTGGTCTCCTGTGAGGCTGGGGTTAAGCGGGGTCGAGAAGCACCCGGAACTGGCAGACCCCATGCGTGGTCAGTCCATCGGGATCGGTGAGATAATTGGTGCTCTGGTGTTCGAACGCGAACACCGTGAAGCCATTGACGGTCAGATCGGCGTTGTCGATGGCCTGGTGGACCGCCGCGCCGAGACGCTTGCATTCCACCTTGCCATTGGCCCGGCTCCATACGTGCAGCGTCACGAAGACCTCGAAGCCCTTGCTCAGGCAGTCGTCCGAATCGTAGTCGTCGGCCTGCACCTGGTCTTCGCCATAATGCACATAGGGAAACTGCGCGCCCGCCGGCACCTTGTCATAGACACGCTCGTCGGCGATTGCCGTGACCGCCGCGGCGTTCTTGAGCGCCGCCACGATAGCGGCTTGAATGGCAAGGGATGGTTCGCTCATGCCGCGTTGGCTTTCGCGGCTTTATTGATGGCCCGCTTGATCCGCGACTTGGCGCGTTTGGCGTTGGCCCGGTAGCTCGGAAAGAAGTAGGGATGGGCCGACATTTTGACGGTGCCAAATTCGATCCAGCGGGCATAGAAGGCTTTGTGGTCGCCGGCGAAAATGGTGGCGGTGAGCGCCGCGCCGCCGCGCGCCGAGCCGAGAACCTTGGTGCCCTCAGGCGCCTCGCCCCATGTCCAACCGATGGACGCGCGGAGATCGCCCTCGTCAACCGGCACCAGGCGCTTGGCCATGGCGACGATCTCGTCGGCACTGATGGCTATCGCCTTGCGCGCGGCGTCTTCTGCCGACTTGGGCAGTCGCTCAAATTTGCGATTGAGGCTCGCCAGACCCTTGATGGTCATACCGCCACCCCCGTTTCGCAGATCATGTCGATCACCGTCTTGTCCTCGGAAGGGCTGGCGGTGCGGATATTGTAGACTGTCCCGGTGCGCGCATCGGTGAGCCGCCAGTCTGGCGTGACCTCGAGAGTGGCCCGGCAGCGCCTGACCGTGACAAGCACCGGTTGCTTGCCGGTGAGCCTGGAAGCCATGACATCTTCGCCGCCGCGCAGCGGCGCGATGCGAGCCGCCACGCTGAATTCCGATCCCCATCCGGCCTCGAGGTTGCCGAACCCGTCGTCGCTGTCGGACCGTTTTGAGAAGGTCACACTCTCACGGAGTTTCCCGGCCTGCATCACTGTCGTCCCGTTGTGGTCGTGCCGTCCGTTCCGCCGCACCCGCCGCCACGGCCTCGGCCGCGCATGGCGTGGTTACCAGCATTGTGCATCCTTCCTGAAACACCTTCACCTGGCCGGGATGGCACCGCCAGTCGAAGCGTCTCAGGAAGCGCACCCATGGCACGGCTAGAGCGCGACGTTGGGGAACTGAATATCGACGTTGAGCACTGTGGTGCTGGTGGAAATGCCGAGCTGGCAGACATATTCGCCAGACCCCACGTCAGCCACCGGGCAGATGCCGCCGGGCGTGTCCGAGAGATAATAGGCGGTGCCGGCAGTGACGGTGGCGCCGATGGTGATGAGGCCGGCGGTCAGCACCTTGACCGGCTGATCGACGGCACCCCCGTTGAGGGCGATGCCGCCTGCCCGGCGGACTTCCGCCGTGGCCGAATTGCTGTCGGCCTTGAGCCATTTGTTGGTGGTCGAACTCTTATAGACCGCTTGTCCGGCGGTGACGGTTTCACCGAGCGTTCCGCTGACGGTTGTCGATCCGCTTCCGGCGAGAACGCTTGCTGCAGTGATGGTAAGGTCGGCCATTGTGTTTTCCTTTCGTGTTAAGTTCCGACTCGGCGGAACGGGGTGATCAGTGCATTGGCCGCCATTGGAAGCGGCGTGGGAGTTTCGCCGATCACCACGGCCTCGCGATTGGCATACCAGTGACCGATGAGCAGAAGCATGGCAGCACGGATGGCGGCCGGAACATCGGCGGCGGCGGCACCATAACCGGCGGTGAAGGTCACCCGGATGGCGTTTGAAGTGTCCATCGGCGTCGGCCAGACATCGACCGGAATCACCCAGCCGTCGACGCTGACGCTGTCCACCTCATAATTTGCCGCGTCCCACGTCACATAAATTGCCGAGATTGGATCGACATATTCAACAGTTGTGATCGCCATTAAATTGCCGAGAGGGATGCGGAGCGGCCCGCTGGGAAAGTTGTCGTAATAGAGTTCCCATGTCTGCTCGATCATGCAGCGGCCAAGAACGCCGGAGTGCCCATCGAGATGCGAGACCGCGGCATCGATCAGGCCAGAGATCATGGCGTCATCGTCGCTGTGGTCAACTCGGCAATGCGCCTTGGCCTCGACCAAAGTGAGCGGGGCAATAGCCGGTGCGGTTTTCAGTTTGAGCGCCATGCCGATTTATCCTGACTGTTCGTCCGTGTACTGTTTTCGGTCATCTGGCGTGACGCGCCGGGAGCTCCGCCGGAAGGTCGGATGCTGCTATCGGTGACCGGGCGAGTGGATGTCGGGGCGGCAAACTCGCTCCGGACCCCAGTGATCTTGCGTTCGCCGCTGTAATGCAGCGCCACCGCCGTTCCGACGATATAGACAGTGCCCGATTCCGCGTTGACCACGCGGGTGAAGATAAACCCGGACGGCGCGCCGGCGATGCTGTAGGCCGCCGCCTCGATGACGACATGACGCCCAAGAACGAGCGCCGCCGAAGATCCGCTGATGCTGTAGCTTGCGGCCCCGGCACTGAGAAGCCGCGCGGTCAACAGACCGGCTGCGCCGCCGATGATCTGATAGGAACCGGGTGCCGCCGTCAGCGTGTAGGTACTGCCAGCCGCCGGCGTGTAGGTGAGTGTCACCGGCTGTCCGGTGACGGCATATGACCCACCGGATGCGCTCAGCAATCGGCCTGATTTCAGGCCAGCGGATGATCCGGCGATTCCGTAGGAACCGGGTTCTGCAGAGATGCGGCGCGTGCCCAGAAGCGAGGCCGAGAGGCCGGTAATCGTGTAACTCCCTGCAGAAGCGGAGAGCACGACCGCCCGGCTCAGCGCCGCCGGCGAACCTGTTATGCCATATGTTCCGGCACCAGCAGATATCGCATGACCGACCTTGAGCGATGCGCCAGAACCGGTGACGGCATAGGAACCTGGCTGCGCCGTAACAGCCCAGCCATGTTTGAGCGCGGCGGCGCCCCCGGCGACATTGTACGATCCAGCCGAGGCCGCGACGACACGTGCCGCTTTGAGCGCCGCCGCGCTGCCGGTGACGGCATAAGAACCGGCGGCTGCGCCGATGACGGGGTTGCGTTTCAGCGCCGCCGTCGAACCGGTGACCGTATAGGCCCCGGCGGATGCCAGTGTCAGCAGCGCCCGCCTGAGCGTTATTGCAGTTCCGGTGACCGTGTAACTTCCCGCCACCGCGGACAAAGCTCGGCCAAGTTTCAGAGTGGCCGCAGCGCCGGTGACCGCATAGGAGCCCGCCGCGGCTGAAAGACTGAAACTTCTTTTGAGTGAAACGGCGGTGCCGGTCAGCGCGTAAGAACCGGCAGCCGCCGAGACGACATGCGCCACTTTGAGGGCGGCGGTTGCGCCGGTGGCCGAATAGGAACCGCTGCCCGCCGCGACGGTGCCCCCCCGCAGCAGACCGGCGGATTGTCCGGAAACGCTGTAGGAACCTGGCTGCCCAGATATCAGCAGCCCCGACGTCAGCGAGGCATGGGAGCCGGTGACCGAATAGGAACCGGAATCAGCGCTGACGACTTGCCAATCGCTGCGATTCCAGAAGAAACTCCAGAGGCCGAGAGACACGGCACGGCCTCCCTAGTTGATTATGACTTGAATGCGATCAGCACTTCATGGAAGCGGATGAAGAAGAACTGCTGCGCGGCGGCGGCGGCGGCGGCCTTGACAGCCTGCACCGAAAAGGCTCCGCCGGGCGGCACCAGGTAAAGGCCACGCACCAGCGCCTCGTTGACTTTCCAGTTGGCACCCGCAGCAACCGGTGCCATCTGCGCGCCGGGAGTGCCGTGCGGCGTCCAGCCGTCATTGGTCACCGTGGCGCCACGGCGGGCGGTGGCAGCGCCCGCATAGTTCGGACGACCGCTGAGAGAAATCCACGTGGTTTCCAGCGTGCCGGCGGAGGGCGCCGTCGAGGTGCGCTTGTTAATCATCGCGAACAGCGCCGTCACATTGGTCTGGGTGGCGTCGATGACTTCCTCGGCGGAGCCGAATGAGTCAATCGCATAACATTTGCCGGTGGCCGGCTCATTGTTGATGAGCGTGAATCCGGAGGTGGTGGTGGGAAGCGCCGTGAGCGCCGCCTGGCCGGTGGTGCAGTTGATCTGCCAGCTGTCACCGAGCCGTACCAGTTCGGTGAGTTCGGGCAGGCCCTGAGCTATGATCTGATCGCCGCGCGTGTTGAGATGGAGTTGTTCGTCCTCGCGATTTTCGGGATAGTTTCCGGCGAAGAGTCCGCGGACCCGGCCGGCGATTTTGATGAGCATGTGCGTGTTCCCTATTTGCTAACGGTGAGTTCGAGGAGATCGTGAATTTCTTCCAGGTGCTGATCGATTCTTTCAAGCACCCGCAGTGCGTCGCTGGATATTTCGAGCGAAGCCTTGCCAGCTTCGCCGCGCACCGAGGCGACGAGGCCGAAGGCCGAGCCGTCGCCGATGGCCGTCACCTGTCGGTAATAAATTGCGTCAACGCTGAGTGTCGTCGTCGTACCGTCAGAATTTGTGATGACGGTTCCAGCCGGAACGAAGACGGCGTTCACGTCGACTTTCTTGCCGCTTCCGTCCGTGGGAACCTGAATATAGCCCTCGGCCATCAGCGCACCTCCCAAATCGGCCTGATGTCGCCGCCGCCGCACATGAAGCGGCGATGCTTACGCCCGCAGGTGCAGTGAAAAATGTAGATGTCGGGCGCGGTTTCGGTTTCGTTGCTCTTGAGCGCTTCGATTTCGTGATTTTCCGGGTGGCGGCAGCACGAGGCAATCTGCTGGTTTTGCTCCAGCGCTTCGATGAACTTGAGCGGGATCAGCCCCGGTGGCAGTTTGGCGACCGGGATGCGCGGACAGGCTTGAACTTGCATTTAGGTCAACGCCAGCACGGAAGCGCCGAAATCGACGGTGAATGTCTCGCCATTTCCAAGCGTGATGGAGCTGCCATAATCCCAATAGGCGATTGCCCTGTCGGTGACCGAAGTGTCGTTGTACATCGAGACATAGCGCCCCGCTGTCCAGTCGGCAGCGGTCGCGGTCCATGTGAAATCAACCGCGGTCACGGTCACCGTGCCGCCGGTGCGGGTGGAATCGTTCTGGGTATCACCGCCGCCCGCCGTGTAGCCGGTGCCGGTGACTTGCGTCCAGTCGGCAAGCGAAACATCGGAAGCCACCACGGGCGCGTCCGAATGGAACGCAACCTTCACCGTGTCGGTGGTGCCGAATAGGTCGTGAAGTTTGTTCATCAGGTCTTCGACAAAGACCTCGTATTTCACATATGATGCCATGTCAGACTTCCTCGAGAGGTTAAGAGCGCGGCCGAATTGATATCAGCCGCGCCCAGAAATGATGAGGACTTAGGCCGGCGGGTTCGCGGCCGGCATCCGATACGGCATTCCAATCCACAGCGCCGACAGCAGAGCCGCCGAGGCGTTGGCCGACGGTGTGATGGTGGCGCGAATATATCGTTTGTTGCCGGTGTAGCCGATCTTGCGCGCCTCGTTGTCGTCATCGAACTGGAATCCGGCAAGTGCCGTGGTTCCGTTCAGATAAGCTGCGGCCACAGCGGCAGCGTCGGAAAGGTTGGCCGCGTCTCCGTCTTCGAAGGTGACGGCGAAGGTGGCGTCTGCATCGGCAACCGAGCCGATGGCCACCGCCAGCATGACGGCGCCATAGTCTCGAGTGTCGAGGATTTGCGTGACCTGTGCGGTGTTGTCGCCGACCGATACCGGGGACAAAGCCCGCTTCAGGTCGAGATTGTTTGTGATATCGCGAAGCATTTCAGTGATTCCTTGTTTGGAAGTGAGGGGAAAGAGGCGCCAGCCTGGCGCCTCCCTGGTTTAGGTGGAGAACTTCACGAACTTGATGGCCTCGAAGTTCACCACACCGCCGCCCGTGCGCTTGGTGGTGTAGAACTTCACGTAAGGCTTGGAGGTGAGGGGATCGCGGATCACGCGGATACCCATCCGATCAACGATCTGATAGCCTGTCTTGAAATCGCCAAAGGCCAGCGACAGCGAGTTTGCGGCAAGCGCAGGCATGTCCTCCATGCGCGAAACCGGATAGGACAGCAGGCTTTCCGGCACGCCGTTCTGCAAGCCCGGCTGCCAGATATAGGCGTTGGTTGTCGATTCCTTGAACTTGCGAATGGCCGTGATGACCGACCGGCGGGTCACCCAGCGAGCGTTTGAGAGATAGGCATTCTTGAGAAGGCCCACCACATCGAACAGGATGTCTGAGGGCGTCGATGCCGCAAAAGCGCCGTTGACGCCCGTGACCACATGGCCAAGGCTGCCCCAGGTGACGCCTGAGCCGGAATCGGCGGCCGTCGTGTAGGACGTGAAGCCGCGAATCTTGCTGGCGCCGGTCACGAACTCAGCATTTTCGAAGCGGGCGAACTTGTCCGCCACCTTGGCGGTCAGCCAGGCCTCGATGTCGATATTGGCGTCATCGAGAATGTTCTGCGTGGCCTTGGGCTCGGTGTCGATATTCCACACCGGGATTGACCACTTGCCGATCTGCGGCGTAGTCGTATCGCTGCCCTGGCTGTGCTCGCCGGCATATCCTGCCCCGGCCTCGCCGAGGTCTTCGATGCCTTCCAGCTTGTCTGTCCCGATTGCCTGAATCGAGGCAATCTGGCGCATTTCGGAGGTTTCAAAAACCTTGGTGACAATGCGTCCGCCGGTGTCCGGCGTCACCAGATAGCCGCCATCGGGGTCCGAGCCGACCGAGAGAGTCTTGATCTCATCGTTTGTCAGCATGCGATTGTCCTTGCGCATGAAGTTGCGGAAGGCCCCCTTGTATTGCGCATACCCGTCGGCGTTCAAAGGCTCGAATTTCTGCTTGCGCTCGGCGCAGTGGCTTTCGAGCATCACATTGAACGACTTCAACTCGACTTCGGCAGCTTCGGCTGTGGCGCCAGTTCCGGCCCGCTGCAGCCGGAGTTCGAGTTCCTCACGCTCCTTCTTTTCGGTATCCAGCCGCTTTTCCAGAGCCGACTTGGCCTCGCTCAGCTTGTCGAGGTCCTCGCCGATCTTGGCGAGCTTCTGTTCGAGAATCCCATCCACCGGAAGCTTTTTCTCGACCTTCTTCAGACGCTCGTCATTGACCTTCTTGAATTCCTCATGGGCCTCGCCGAGGCCGTCGATGGCCTTCTTGATCTCGGCCATGAGGGCGGCCGAGCTGTCTTCCTTGCGCTCGATCTCAAGCGGAATGGCCTTGTGTGCGGCGTCATCCGCCAACACGTTGCGATAGTGAAACATGGTGTCTGTCCTTCGTTAAGAGCGCGCGGCGACTGTCGCCTTGCGCAGGGCCATGAGCACGTCAGCTACACCGTCCCGGCGAGATGATGGCTCGGAAATCCCTTCGTCACGGAGGGACAGTTTGCGGGCAACGCTCGTCGCGATCTTTGCCTCGCGGTTGGAAAGCCCTTCGTCGCGAAAGGCTTGTTCCCATGCCGACGCATCGAAGGCGTGGGAATTCTTGACGCCGGATACCTGGGCTTCCGGCAGCATCGGGAAGGTCACAAGAGAAATCTCCCAGAGATCGATCTTCTTGAGCTTCCGCGCGCCCGTTGTCCGGTCGATCTCGGCTTCCTTGGTGCGAAACCCTATCGACAAGCCACTGACCGCACCACCTTTGATGAGCGCCCGCGCGGTGACCGCTTGGGGCACGTCCATCAGCAGCGTGCCCCTGACCTTGAGCCCGCGATCATCCTCGGTGAGTTCGTCCCATATTCCAACAGGCTGGTCGGATGAGTGCTGCCACAGCATAGGAACCCGCCGTTTCGCTCGCTTCGATTCCGCCAGCGATGCCTTGAAGGCGCCGGGCAGAACGATATCGCCACCGCGGTCGAGCAGATTGAACACCGAGGCATAGCCGCTGATCGTACCGGTTGCCTCGCCGTCGTCGGCCAGTTTGAATTCGCTGGCAAAGTCCATTCTGTCCATCATTCGGACTCCTGTTTTTTCGGCACTGCCGCACCCGAAGGTGCCGGAAGCTTATCGCCGTCGGAATGGCTGTTCATCTCTTCGAGAGCGCGTACTTCGTTTGCCGTCATCCATCCCTGTGAGCCGCCCGAGCCGAGCGCTTTGGCGTAATATTCGGCGCGATCCTTGGCTGCGCCGCGCATCAGGGCGTTGGGAATGAATTTCGTGTAATAGCCGGCCGCCTGCTCTTCCTCGCTGAGAAGATTGACATCGGCCGACTGTTCTATGCGTTCATACCAGGGCGACAGGGTATGCACGACATGGGCGATGAACATCTGTTCGGCGCTGGCGTAGGTGGCGGTTTTGTCGGAAAACCCGATCATGATCGGCATGACACGGAAGGCCCGGCAGATTTCCTCGATCTGGTGCTTGCGCGTTTCGAGATGCTGGGCATCCACCCCGGTCATCTGCTGGGCCAGCCATTTGGCCCCCATGTCCAGAATCATCGGCCTGCCGGCGCGCTCGCCGCCCATGGCGTATTTATCGAGCCAGTCCGAAAGAAATTTGTATTTCTCGGCGCTCAGCGGGCCGTCGACCGAATAGGTTCCGGCCACTCGCGCGCCGCTCTTGTGGAAATCGGCGTGGGCCGACTCAGCCGCGATGGCGAGCCCGATGGCCTCGCGCGCAAGCTTAGTGCCGTCGAGGCCCATCCATGTATTCCACGATGGTCCGCGGATATGCCAGATGCTGTCGGCCGAGAAAGTCACGGCCTGCCCCTGCAATGGCCGGTAATGGTAGCGCAGCGCACCATCATCGAGGCGTTCAACCGTGATGCTCTGCGGCTCCAGCGGCACCAGCTCGCGGATTTCCCGCTTGGAGCCCACCCGGCCCGCGAAGACATAGGCGTTGCCGGTCAGCACCAGGTGAAAGGCGATGGTCTCACGGAATTCGAAGCTGTTTTGCCAGCGATTGGGCCGCCTGTAGATCAGCCAATAGAGTGAGTGATCGTTTTGCGCATTGCGGATATCCTTGCCCTTGTCGACAAACAGCTTCCATGGAACCTGCGCCAGGCCCTCGGCGATCACCTTGCAGCACGCCAGCACCGTGGAGCATTCCAGTGCCCGCTGATAGGTGATGACCTGGCCGGTGGCCGACGTGCGGCCGCCATAGATTTCCCGGAACAGATCGAGCGATGTAAGCTTTCGGTCTGGACGACGGAGCCAGTATAACCAGGAGGCCATATCAGGCCGCCGTTTCCCAAAACGATTTTGCGCTCACCTTGCGGTCGCGCGCCTTGAGTCCCACCGCCATGGCCAGCGCCACCGCGCCGTCGATGCGGAACTTCGCCTTTTCCTTATCGATCTTGCGATTTCCTGCGGGGTCCATTGATGCCACTGCGTTTGCCATGTTCCAGTTGAGAGTCGGACTCATCGGATGAACCAGTTTGCGTTCGAGCACGGCGAATTCGAGTGCGTCTATCGCCGGAGCCATGTCGCGGAACCCTTGTCCCCATGGCACCAGGCGCAGGCCGGACCCTCTGGTCTCGCCCTTGTCTTCGAACGCCTCAAGCCCGATGCGATCAAATTCCCTGAGCAGATCAGCAATGCGCCAGCGGTCATAGGCGAGGCCAACCACGTTGTAGCGGGCTTGCAGTTCTGCGATCGTCGTGGCCACCACCGCCGGGTCTATCGACTTGCCCGGAGAAACTTCCAACCAGCCGTCCCGGTGCCATTCGACGTATCGCCGTGATGCGTTGCCGAAGTCGCGGTCGGAATGTTCTTCAAGCAAGTCTTGCGGCTTCCAGAAAAACGGCTTGATCAGCGTCGGATCGTCAGCGGTTGCCATCACCAGCGCCGTCAAATCGACGATGGCTGACATGTCGAGCGCCAGATAGACTTCGCTGCCTTCTTTAATTTCGGCGTTGCCCTGGCAGGCGAACCACTCTTGCCGCGATATCAGCGACGACACCGGCGAATAGCGCTGGTTCAAAAAGAGGTTGCGGAATTTCGGTTCTTCCGCTGGTGAGCGTTTGGCCTTGTTGGCCAGCGCCTTGAAGTCCGCCATGCCCCGGAAATCGCCAAGCGCCGGGTTGGCCAGCTTCCACACTTTCGGGTCGAAGATATTTTTGCAGTCATCAGGAACTGCGTAGAGATGCGCCACGATGGTCGGATCGTTCGCCGTCAGTCCGTCATCGATCAATTTCGACAGTATGTGCTGCGGATCGTTGCTCTGTGTGCTGATCACCACGAACAGCGGCTCTGCCATGGCGCCGAACGAAGTATCGAGCACGTCGTAGAGTTCGCGGCTTTTGGCTTGCGCCAGCTCGTCATAGACGACGAATGCCGGAATGTAGCCGTGCTTCGTGCCGGCCTCCGCCGAAATTGCCCGGAACACCGAGCCGTCGCGCTTCGACACCATGGTCTTGGTCGACGGCACCACAATGATCATATCGGCCAGTTCGGCATCGAGTTCGATCATCTGCCGGGCGAACTTGAAAATAATCGCCGCCTGATCGCGGTCGTTCGCGGCCGAGTAAAGTTCTCCGTTCGGTATCGCTTCCGGTCCCACCAGATGTGCCAGCACCAGCGCTGCGATCAGCGCTGTCTTGCCATTTTTGCGGGCCAGCGACAGGATTGCCCGCCGCACCGCCCGGCGCCATTCATTGGCCTCGAACAGGTGCGGCTCGTAAATGGCCTTGATGAATTTCTTCTGAAACGCCCGCAACCTGAACGGCTTTCCAGCACCAGTGCCGGAAGGAACGATCAGCTTCTCGATGAAGTTGATCACCCTGGCCGCCCGGCCGGGCACCCGCTTAAGCCTTTCTGGCACCGATCAACCCGTCGAACTTGCTGCGCTTCTGCTGCATGCCGCCAGTGAGTCTCGCCCGAGCCGATGGCGTCATGCCGAACTCGGCGGCATATCGCACCATGTCGGCCGCAGCCTTGTTGATGGTTCCCACCATCGGATTCTGAATAGCGTTGCCATTGCTGGTCTTGATCATCAGGCCCCTGGTCAACTGGTCGTGCTGCGCCATCTGGTTGAGCGCTTCATTGGCCTGCTTCCACATGGCAAACGACTGGCAGTAAGCACCCAGCGCCGCGGTGTCGATATTCGACAGGATTTGCAGCGCATAGAGTTCGCCGCCGATCCGGCCCCACTCAACCTTGGCGTCGTCGCACAAAAACGGCGGCGGCATCGGAAATGCGATGGCCGGTTTTATGTCGTCGTCGCGCAGCGGGCGTTTGCCGGGATTGCCGGTGATAAGTTTGAGATGACTAGGAAGCGGCTTGCGCCCGCGCATTGTTGAGTTCCTCGCGCTTGTGCGCGCACCAGAGTTGGTATGAAGCAAAGCCGTCGTTGCGGTAGTCGTAGCGCTCGTCGGCGGCGTCCTCGAAGGTTTGGCCAGTCGCCTGCAGCGTTGCCAGCTTGCCGGTGAAATTCTGCCAGCGCTGTATGGCAACGTCGACATAGATCGGGCTCAGTTCTATCGCTAGACACCGGCGGCCGGTCTGTTCGGCGGCAATGATGGTGGTGCCGGAGCCGGAGAATGGTTCGTAAACCGTGTTGCCTGCCTTCGAATTGTTTTCGATGGGGCGGCGCATGCACTCGACTGGCTTTTGAGTGCCGTGACCGGTTTCGGATTTGGGATGGTTGATACTCCAGAGCGTGGTTTGCGAGCGGTCGCCATGCCAATGCCCCTTGGCACCCTTTCGAACGGCATACCAGCATGGCTCGTGCTGCCAGTGATAGTCACCCCGCGAGATGATAAGCCGCGTCTTTGCCCAGATGATTTGCGAGCGCACCTCGAAGTTGCAACTTTCCAAGGACAACTGCACGGTGCTGGCATGCCGGTCGGCATGCCAGACATAGGCCACGTCGCCCGGAAACAGCGCCCATGCTTCGCGCCAGTCCGCCTTGGCGTCGTTTGAAACCTTTCCTACGGCGCGAGCGCCGTAGGACTTGCCATTGGCCCGGTCAGCTTCATTTCGCCAGTTGGGCTCGTAGTTCACCCCATAGGGCGGATCCGTAACCATCAGGTGGGGCTTTTCCTGCCCCAAACAGGCCGCCACGGCGGCAGCGTCGGTCGAGTCGCCACACACCAGGCGGTGAGCCCCGAGAAGCCACACGTCGCCCGCCTGTGTTACGGCGCGGGCCGGTTCCGGCGGAACATCGTCCGGGTCGGTGAAGCCGGCCGTGCCACCGGCAATTTTAAGGAGTTCATCTGCCGAGAACCCCATAAGCGCCAGGTCAAACCCGGCCCCCTTGAGGTCGCCCAATTCAACCGCCAGCGCTTTCATGTCCCAGCCGGCATTGAGCGCAAGCTGGTTGTCGGCCAGCACATAGGCCCGCTTCTGGTCTTCCGACCAACCCTTAGCGGTCATAACCGGCGCTTCCGCATAGCCCAGCTTTTGCGCCGCGAGAATGCGACCATGCCCGGCAATGATCATTCCGGCCTCATCGACCAAAACCGGATTCGTCCAGCCCCATTCACGCATTGACGCTGCGATCTGTTCGACCTGCTGGGCCGAATGTGTGCGGGCGTTTTTGGCGTAAGGCACGAGCCCCGAGATCGCCCGCATTTCGACAGAAGCGGCTGGCCAATCAGTGTTCAAACGACCCCCTATC